CCGAATGCCTTTTTCAATATTGCAGTAGCGTATTCTTTGAATTGATCATTAGACGTAATGTCTTCTTCATTAATATTAGCTTCTTTTACTAATGGTATTTCAATGCCATCTTCAGATACATCATTTGCTTCATCAGGAATTACTTCAGTAACAGTTTGATCTGGTGTAATTAATTTACCGGCTAATGTAGATAAGTTTTTAACTTTACCTTTATTCATTATATCACCAGCAATACCAGCAGCGGTTTCTGGACCATCACCTTTAATTATTGGAATAGCTATACCATCAGTTCCAGCTACTTGGGCTTTTGCCTCATCACCTTCAACTTTAGTAATTACTTCGCCTACACCTTCTCTGACAGATTTAATCATTTCTGCTAATGTCTGTGAGGTAATCCCATCTGCTAATTCAGGATGAATAAAGGTATCTTTCCACTGTATTAAATCTGTTTTAGTTAATTTTGGAAATTGCTTCATAACTTCTTCATCAGAAGCACCGTCATCTAGCATACCTATTAATATCTTAACAGCACCTTCAGTAATCTTAGCTTCTTTAACTGTCCTAGGTTTACCTTTTGCATTTATTTCATCTTCGATATCTTCAGCACGATCTTCTTTAACTGTCCTAGGTTTACCTTTTGTATTTATTTCATCTTCAATATCTTCAGCACGATCTTCTTCGACATAAGCTTCATTTACAAAATTAGAAAAAGACATAATAATAGATTCATTCTTTTCAGCATCATCTTCCTCTTCTTTATCAAATTTAGCATCTTTCTTTAACGATTTGATTTGAGCTTTATCAGATTTAACAGCTCCTTTATAATGGTCTGCTTTTTCTTTGTCATCCTCAGAATCAACTTTCTTATCGCCTTTGTCCTCTAGTTCATCACCTTCAGTTTCATCATCTTTGCCCGTTGACTCATCAGACTCTAAGAAGGGATTTAGTGAATCAGCAACGGGAACAGCATAATCTTCATCTTCCTCATCATCGTTACGATAACTAATGTTCTTATTAACAGTTTCTTCTTTTTCTTTAATGAAATCTTCAAAAGCCATAATTCTTTTTGTAGCTTTCGGTGTCTCAGCTTCTTCATCAGCAATGTCCTCGTCAGCTTCTGCTGATTTAGGTTTACCTTTTGCATTTATTTCATCTTCGATATCTTCGGCACGATCTTCTTCAACTTCTTCTGTGTCAGTATCTACAGTCTCGGCATCGCCTGTTTTAGCATTACCTTCACTCTCTACTGACTTCGGTTTGCCTTTTGCATTTATTTCATCTTCGATATCTTCAGCACGATCTTCTTCAAGTTCTTCTTCAGAAATATTATCTTTATTGGCAAAGCTTTTGGATAGTGCTTCTAGTTTAGAGAGAATATTTTTTTCTTTCTTTAATTCATCTATACTGCTAAAACCAATCTTTTTGATCAATGCTTCAACAGCTTCTTGTGTTACTTTTGCAGATTCTGTGATCAGTTGATCCTTAACAGACATTGCAGAAAACTTTTTGACTGATTTCATGTTAGTTGTTTTATTTTTTTTATATATCTATGTCTTACCTAAAAGATATTCTATATTAGAATCTGATGTTTTGTACATCAAATGGAAACTTTTCTTCTTTATATATTGTTCGTCTTGCAATACCGTGGCGATAAACATAATTAACCCAATTGTGATTATCTGCTTTATACCTAAAATCATCAATAAAATCATATATTTTTACTACATCCTTTGATTCATGTTTTCTTAAACCCCTACCAATACTTTGCCTAATGATCACCTCTGATTTAAAACTTTCAGTAAAGAAAATGTTATGTATATTTTTTATAGATATACCTGTAGAAAAAGTCCCATATGATGCTACAATAATTACATCATCATTCTTTTCCATTCTACGCTTGAATTCTTCTCTTATATCTACATTAACCGAACCATCTACATAATAAACTTTCTTGTCAGTTATTTGTCTTAACTTTTGGTATACTTTCTCGCCGTATGCAATTTTATGAAATAACACTAATGAATTTGATGATGATTTTTTGATCACTTGGCAAACAAAATCTAATCTCTTTTCACTCTGATTAATAAAGTTCTGTTCTAATCCAAATAATTTCTGTCTATCTTGTGGATTCTTTGAAAGGAATGAGAACGATTCTTTTTGAGCATCAGTTGCATAATCCATGTGGAGCTGCATAACTTTACATGAAGCGATGAAACCTTGCTGCTGTAATTGGTTAGCCTTTACTTGAGTAACTAAAGGGCCCATAGCTGACATTAAACTTAGTCTATTAACAGTTCCTTTTTTAGGAATAGTTCCACTTAAACCAAATCTAAAATCACAGTGCCAGCATTTATCCATTATCTTTTGAATAGATGCCGCTTTTGCTTTGTGACAATTACTTACATTTTGATTATTTGCAATATAATTATGATTTAAACCATCTTCTGATTTAATTCTTAAATTATAAACATCTCCATTATATGAAATAGGTTTAATACTTTTTATCTTCATATCATTTTAAATTGTTTTAATAATCTTTTCATTTTATGTTCATCAGGTTGATCTGTTAAAATAGATTCGTTATAATTGTCATTAAACCATTTATTACCTATAATTATAAAGCTATAATTGTTTTCGTTACACCATTGCTTAGCAGCATTAAATTTTGTAATATTTTTTTCAGTTTCTCTAAATGAATCAGGCTTTATTTCATATAATATTTTTTTATCTTCATCTACAAAATCAACAATATAATTTGATATTGTATTTTCATATACATAAGGAATTCTTATCTTTTCGTATTTTAGTTTTGGGTTTTTAATTTGGAAATATGCATCCCACGAAGATCTGCATTTTACTTGAGTCATTTTATCATTTCTCATGAATTGAACAATACATCTAGATTTTGCCCAAGAATTAGTGACACATGGTGTAAACGTACCATCTGCAATCATTCTCTTTAATCGTATACCATTTTCTTTACCTATAGCCAATTGTCTCTCCTTGCTAACTTTATGAAAATTATTTTTTTCTCCAATCATATTTTTACTTCGCCATTTGTATAAACATTTTTTAGAGCAGAATTTTTGATATTGCCTGCTATCTAAGTATTTCCTCTTATAACTAAATCCATTAAATTTAAGGGGATTACCACACGAACAGTATTTACCAATATCATCATGTAAATAATCATAAAAAGTTTGCATATCTGTTAAAACATTATTAGGTACTATTATATCTCTATCATTCAACCACTTTTGTTTTTGATCAACTGTTTTAAATTGCGTGAATGAAAAAATTTCATTACATACGATATTATATATATTTAGTTTTGATAGCATTGTACCTATGTTTTTATTATATATTCATTGCACATCACAAAAACTTAGTATTTCATCTTCTATTGTTAATTCATCTACTCTTTTATATGTTTGGTCTATTAACTTAACTTTATGATTACCTGTTATTTTTAAAATATTTCCATCTTCTAGTTCTATCTCAAACATTGGTCGATTTTCTGATAGGTTTTTATAAACATAATCAACTTCTTTATTTTCTATTTTATTTGTTTTATCATTTATAGTTTTAACCCAATCGCCTTCTTTTACTTTAGAAATTTTCTTTTGAGAATTATCAGCCATTGTTATTAAAGTATCAGGGTGTAGACATTCATCCACGAACACTGCGTCAAATTGACTAAAGTATTCCTCATCTTTTTTAACTAGTGATTGGTAAGTTCCTATTACTAAATTTGAGCTTTTTCTAATTGTTGCTCCGGCATATACCTGTTGAGTCTTTAATGGAACACCGCATTTATTGTATTCGTCAAAATCGCCAGTAGCTTGTAATACTAAATTTACATTTGGAACGATCATTAAGATTTTCTTCTTTCCTAATTGATCCATCATATATGCAACTACCATAAAAGATATTAAAGTTTTACCAGCAGATGTTGCAAGCTCAGCTAGACACCTTCTATATTTTAATATTTTAAATGCTGCATCTATTTGATATTCTCTTGGTTTAAAATCAGGGTGTTTTTCAAAAATAGTAGTTACCCACAATCTAAAAGATTCTTCATTGATGTCAGTATCAAAAATATCAGTAATACCATTTAATGAACACTGAAAATCGTAATCTTTACAGATATCTAAGATCTCTTTCCATAAACCAGCAGGTATTTTATTTCTTTTTACAAAAGATACGTTTCCATCCCACACTTTACGCTTCACTAAGGGATGAAATCTCCACCCTTCAATTTTTTTAGTTAAGCTGCTCTTTAACTGCTCATACTCAAGTTCTGTGCATGAATCAATTACTAAAAACTTTTTATTTTCTGATAAGGATAGTTCCATAAATATTTATATTATAGGAATTTCTCGGTTCCTAGCTCTTTCTATTATTTGGTTGTGGTTTAGGTGGTAATTCATTTTCTATTTAAAATTCCTTTGCATCTAATGAGATCCTGTTTCTAATTGCAAATGCGAGATTATCAAGGCTCTTGACACATTCTTGGTAATAGTCTATATGGGATTGCAGCATTGCCATTTGTGTTATTAAGTGGCTCAAGTCTGCTTTAATGAAAGCAACCTTTTCGCCACTTGTTAATTTAGCATCATAATCTACTAAGTACTCTCGATATTTAATTTTATAATAGCGGTCATATGCTGCATTTCTTTTATGCTTAGTTGTTTTAAAATCTGTAATTTTATCTAGTAAGATTTGTCTATAAGATAACATAAGTACTTGGCATTCTGCTAAGTTACGCATTTCTTTTAACAAACCAACAAGATTAGTTATTTTTGCTTTCCAGCTAGATCGGTCAGTAGCTAATCTAATTGCCAATTCCTCATTAGCCTCACCTGTTGATGCATCATTGTACTCCATTAGAATATACCTTTATCATTATTAGTCTTCTTGTATCCCTTTACTTTGGGCTGAAACTTCTTTTTAGGTTCAGGCATTATGAAACTAGTTTTAACTTCTCCTAATACTGATTTACTAAATTTAGAAAATAATCTAAGTTTTTTACCATCTTCTGCCAAATCTTTATAAAAATCATCCAGTTCTTCGCTCACGAAATTATTATATTTTTGCATACTCATTATATAAAAATAATATCTAATGAATTGTTTGTAAAATATTTATCCAAGTCACTTAAGCAGCCTGTTCGATTAGCAAATTCGTATTTCACTAGATCATTCAAATCTTTTACTTTTCTTTTGGGAATATCAAAGTCTTTTAAAAACTTCTCCCACATAAATACAGTTTGGCCACCTTTTAATTTTTCAATCATTCGAGTTTTACCTTCCATATCATTATCGAAGAAATATCTTGCAGTAGGTATTTCATTAAACTCAATTATCTGTTTCTTAACTCCAGTTAAACCTATTGAGTTATTCATAAACATTGCATCAATCGGACCTTCAAAGATAGAAAAATCTCTAGACATATCTACATTTAAAATACCAAATAACATTGATATTTTATTTAAGTTATCTAATTCTTCCTCATCTACATTTAAATGTTTGTTTAACCTATCATATATTCTTTCAATATTCCAAGTCTTATATTTAGGTCCAACATTTTCAGTGCCTAATGCCCTAGTCTGAAATCCTATAATATTACCAGTTGGTGTTAAATTAAAAACATATAGTTCTCGACGACGGGGATCAAATGCAAATCTTTCAGTTTTATGATGGAGTAGCCTACTCTTTAAATAAGGGTATGCTTGGTAAGTTAAACTATTAATTGGGTATACATTAAATCCTATTGCTATTTCATCAAAAGTTAATGATATAGATTTAATTTTATCGAATAGGTGGAAATCTAAGCTTTCGCCTAGTGAGAAATGTTTTCGGTTTTCTTTTATATAATTGATAACGTCTATTCTATCATCGCCTTCGAAGTTTTCGTGATGATCAGCTAAGAAAACGTCCAGTGAAGCATGCATAGAACAATTATAACAGTGGAAGTATAAATCGTTCCAATATAAGTTACCTCGCTTTTTCCTAGATGTCGCGGTTGAATCTCCGCAATATGGGCATGCCATATTTAGCCTACCTTTGCTTTCTACAATTCTTCTTTTCTCCGGATTGGAGTGGTTATTATGAAGAACTCGGATCACCTTATCGATGATCCGAGCTTTCATTCCAGAAGATATAATTACTTCTTCTGCCATAACTATTAAAGGTCTAACCCATTAATGAAATCATCAAAATCTTCTTTTTTGTCATCTTTCACTGTGGCTGTTTCTGTTGCTATCGCAGTTTCTGTTTCTGTTGTTACTGCCGTTGCTGCAGCTTCAGTTACCTTAGTATTAACAGGCGCTGGTTTTGATCTTGTGATGTTTTGGATTGAATCACCTGGAGAATGGAACTGAGATAATACTCCCATAACCTTTCCTCTAGTAGAATCATCCCATGCTTTATAACCCCAGCTATTTAAGTCAGGTGCAGTACCTAACAATTCTAAAATTGCTTTACGGCTTGCATCATCATTAGCAACCGGTTCACCGCCAATTGTCATTGGAGATTTGTTCCCATGAAATTTACTTGAGTCATAATTTGGAAAACCACCTTTCTTAGAAATTACTAATTCAAAGTTTTTTCCTTC